ATCGATCCTGTTGACTGAACCAAGCAGTGATTCCAGCATATATCCAACTCTGAGTATAGACTGATGAATGTTTCTGTTGAAGATATGCTAGACTTGAAAATTTATTCATGATTTTGTATTTGATTGGAGTTGTTTTACAAGTTGCTTCTTCCGTAATTCAATTTTGATACGGCTGGTTTCTCGTGCTTGCATTATAGTTAGTAAGGCTCCCAGTCGACCCAACTTTATAACTGCATCATTGACATCTTTGCAACCCTCAGGCCATTCGGGTACGCTCACTGCCCAGCCCAGTTCCACTGCACGGTCAATTAGTTCAATGCCTGCACGATCTTGATCCGGTACCACTGTTATGGATTTGTCTAGGCTGCGTATCAGTCTGACTTGTGCGTCACTTATGGTGTTGTGCATCACGGCCACACCACCTATGCTGAGTGCATCAAATATGCCTTCTGTTACTATAACATGTTGCCAATCTGCAGGCTGCAAGTCTATGCCAAACACATAGCCTGGTTGACTGTCGCTGATGAACTTGGGCTGCTTGTCATCTAAAAATCTACAGGTGTATCCCACAATCTTGTTGTCGTAGGTGAATGGTATGACCACATGCAATCTTGTCCAGTGGACGCCATCGTTTTGTATTTGCACCATGACAGGAAAGTCTTCTGGCACATGTCTACCACGCACATAGTTCCAATAGAACTTGTGTTCGGGTGTCAGTAGTTCAGCAAACGGTGGCAAGTCTCGTTCTTCAAATGACACACCACTCAAGGTATTCCACATCTGTTGTCGATCTTGTATGATACCATGTATGCTTCGATGCCGCAGACTTTCAAGATTCAGCATCTCTATTTCTACTTCTGGCACATTCATCCAGCTCAGGAGTTTTCGAGCCTTGTAACTTACACTACGGCCCAACATAAAACTGGCTGTGTATGAGCAATTGAAACAGTGATAACTCCAGCCTGCTTCAGTGGCTTTGAGTCCACCACGCCCTCGTCTATCCTGTGTACCACCAGTGTGCTGACAGCATACCGCGTTGAAACTCAACCAACCCGAAGGTGTTGTTTTCTTTTTCGCAGGTAGATAAGCAAGGATATCAAGCATCTGTACAGTGTAACAGATTTGTCACGCAAACGCAATGCTTAACGATAAAAGATATTGGTAACGTAGCCAGTTGTGATCAGCACTGTGACTGCTTGTTCTTCGGTGCCACTAAAGTTCAATGGCAAGTAACCCGAACCTCCATTGGTCACAGTGATTGCACCAATACCGCTGGGTCCTGAGAATGGTGCGGCGATGGCTGTTGCTCCAGCCCCGTTGCCCAGAATCTGCACATATGGCGCAGCCATGTATCCCATACCAGCATTGTTCACAGCAATGCCCGTGACCACACCATCAACCACAGTGGCAGTTGCACTTGCACCATAACCTTGGCTGTTGTTGATTCCCAAACGCAACAACGGGTGGAACCCTACTACGTTGATGTAAAAACTTCCAGACTCGTCAAAGTACTCGCGACTTTCAGTGACATCAACCCAAACTGATTCATAATCCTGGGCGGCCTGCACTTTGAGAGTGCCGGTATAGTGTTCCAAGTCATACTTGATTGTGGTCAAACTGGCACCAGTGGTATTGATGTGACTTGAATAATATTCTGTTAGATAGTTGCGTGATATTGGTTGCGGGTTCAGTGCCCAGTCTGGCCATGACTGTGGTCCAGGTTGTGGCCAAGAATTTTTGCCATTTATAGTGGGGATTGAGACTGGCTGGCTGGGCATAAACTCGGGCAAGATTGAGTCCACGATATTGCAGTCAGCTCTAGCACCTGCGTTAGCGTCTGTAAATGCTGCTTGTACATAATTGCCCTGTGTGCGCTCAATGCTGTAGCTGCCGGGCTGTGCTAGGATATTGATAGTATCTGCTGTGTCCAGCACAACTTTGACCCGTCCGGTACTAGCACTCAGTATAGTCATGTCTTTTTCGATCAGTAATTCATCACCAGTTTGGTTCAGTAATCTGAATCGGAATGTGCTGCCTGTAATATTCACAGGCTTTTGATCTTGGTTGATAAATTCAAACAACAGCACGTTGTCTACACCTTTGTTAACAGTTAAAGTTTTTGCGTACACTGGGTCGTACCTCGCAGTAAAGTATCCACCACTGGTGTCAATCAAAAGTACCCGAATGATTTGTTGATATAAGTAAGCAGTGGTTGAATACATAGGATCCTCAATACGTATTTATGGGCAATAACATCTTTGAAAAACTGGCGGAAAAATATCCCTTTATAACTCTCTGCGTTTATGCCAGCAACGAGTATATCGGCATAGTTCAGAACCGGGACGATGCTGTCACAACCATCTACGACTTTGGTGCTGTGCTTACACAACAAGATAAACTAGAGTTCTTGGAACTGGCCAACACTTGGTGGTGGGAAAGCAACAGGAGTATACCCATCAACATATTCCTGCGTGGAGACTGGGATCGATTTCGTTTTACTCTGCGCACATTCAGCAACAAAGACCTTGAGATCTTGCATGGCCCTGTGTGCAGCCTAATAGACATTGCTCGCAAAAAGAGCAAACGCAAATCAATTACCCTGGTTCGTCGTATTGATTAAATTCATGTGCAAGACCACTAGGGCCGCATAGCTCACAGCGTGTGACTTTTTAAACGTATACCCACGCGATTCATCTCCATCCCAAACCTCAGCAAACACTTGATCCCAGGGCTTGCGTTGCAAGTGTGCTTTGCCCGGTCTAATAATTGAAATAAAAGCAGCCATCCTGGGTATCGAGTCAGGTTGCATAGCCACCATCAAATCCACGTAGTTGCCCACGTGAACCAACTGAGAGGCCCAGGGTCTGTCTGTCCATAGTCGAGACCATGGAGGTGTTGCTGACAACATGGCATCGTAGTGTGCAGGATCCTGGATCAACTGATACACACTCATGTTCAACAAGTCAATTTTAAAGTAGCCACGCTGTTCTGCTGACTCATAGTCAATGGCAGCACAGCCATGTTCTGGATCTTGCGGAATGTCTGTGACATAGATGCCCGAATTGTGCCGGCGTGGTCGCCCATCCACAACCTGTCTAGCAGGTGTGTGCTGGATCAGTGCTAATATTTTAGCACGATCCGGAACGTCGATGTCAATGTCTGCACTCATATTCTACACAGCGCCACAACAGTTTTCAATTGCTCTTCAGCCTCACGCACAGCACCCAAGGCATCGGCCACAGCAGGATACTGTTCAGCCATGGCTCGTGCTTCCTTTTCTTCTGCCATTCTTTTGTGTACCCAATCAATAGCGTCTTCGGCATATGGATTGAGACCAACGTAATATTGACCTAGATTAAGTGGTTGCCAACTGGTGCCGTTGTATATTTCCAGTCGTTGATTGCTGGTGTTGTATTGTAATTGTCCAACACCCATGTAATTACTGTTGTTGACATAGTTACTACCAGCACCGCCGGTGACTGCTATGTACTTGCCAGTTTGACTGATGTTACCTATCATGTTACCATCCTGCTTGTTTCAATATTTCTTTAGCGTACTCAGCATCGGCAGCATAATCTGAGAATTTCTTTTGCCATATGTCTGAATCTATGTAGGGCCATATCATTGATACTTGGTCTGCTGTGAGTTCGCTCAGGAACTTTTGCCCCGACTCACAGTTGTATATCACCCAGGGACTGATGCGTCCTGTTGTGACAGCATAGCACATAGCGTGAGTGCTGCCATAACGCAAACAATCATGTGGCGGTGCTGAGTGAGTCCCACTCCAGTCTATGCCAAACTCCACTGCTCGCGCCAAGGCGTCTGCCACTGCTTCAACTTTCAAATAGTCCAGCAAATACTCAGTGTAGATTTTGTCTGAGCCCCAGTTGTCAATCTTTTTGTTGTGTTTCAACAACCACTCTGTGAACTGTCTGGGATTGATTGCTTTTGTGCCCACACAGTATCTGCCAAACTTAACAAAGGCCCGGTAGTATGGTGAGTCTGCAAAGTCATCAAATGTTTTGAGCCTGGCTGACCCTTGCGCAATCTCATAGAATCTCAAGTAGGATTGAAAACCCAGTTCAACTCCACGTTCCGACCGTTCTGATCTGCGGCGCTTGGGTTCGCACATGTGAACCACAAGACTTTCTGCACGTCTGAATGTTTTCTTGCAGTAGCCGCAGGTTAGTTCACTTAGTGTCTCGGCCATGGTCTCGGATGTATTGATCAAGTTCTTTTTTTGTGGTCATTGAGGCCAGCATGGCTATTTCATCTTCTTTGTATGTGGGAAACAACTCTGCCAGTTGTTTTTTAACGGCACTTGCCCCTGCGCCTGTTTCTTTCTTCTTGGGCGAGATCCAGTTGTGTCTGGGTGTGCCCATGTCTGGACTCACTGTAGTAGCACACAACCATTGCAGTTCAGGGTGTCGGTTGATGTTGAAGAAGTGTTTGTTCAATCGCTCGTTGGTGGAGATCAAATAAAACTCTTGCATCTCCTTGGAGCCTTCTACACAGCTGGCCCAACGAATCATGAGATAGTTTGAAAACTTCTTGCGTTCCTCTTCCGTGAGATCACGATAGAAGTTTCTGTTCTTGCGATCCAATTGTCGCATCTCGTTAGCAATATTTAGTTTGTCGCTCATCGTTCAAATACCAGTCTAACATTTCCATCCAACCAGTTATCCAAGATATCTAAATTCACATCAAAAATTAAGTATTTGCAAGGCAAATTATCTAGCTGCGATCTTACGTACGATTCGTAATCTATTAGATGTACACTAGGTCTTGAAATACTCTCATGGTCAATCATGCGTTGTATGTTTATAGAAAGAAATCCTCGACCACCGGGCGCTACCATACTAATAAATTCTTCGTATACCAAACGAAGGTCAGTCAATGGTCTAAAATGCAAAGAGTTGATTGAAAACACTGATTCAAAAAAAATCTGATGATTTCTAACATATTCTTTATCAACTAACTCTTCTATATCAGGATAAACTCTCCAACCAGGCCAATCAGGCTTGGCCAGCGCAGGTCTAGTATGGCTATAGCTCTTGTCAACTCCAATAATGTTAGGAATATATTTTTTAAACAAGTTGGCCCCGCAGCCTAAATCATATATTGAATTTGGATTTTTTTCCAACAAAGATCTCAAATAATAAAATGGTGTCATGGAAAATCCTGCATTGGTACCAGATGCCATTTGTCTAGGAGTAATGCTGTCAAAAGATTTAATAAATTGTTGATCCCACCATAAATTATCAAAATCTTCGGAGACATTACGGCATATATCTGTAGATTCAAATTCTTTTTTAAATTGTACAGGATCGTAAGGATTAATATTTTGTTTCATTTGTCTATCTTGATCAACTTGTATATCATTATAACACGGTCTACCGCATCTTGTAAAGTAGGGTTGGTCTTGGCCAGGCGTCGGATTTCACCCCACATTTTATCTTCTTGCAGACGGTCAAACAAGCTATCTCCGGTTGATGTTTGTTTGGTATAATCAATTTGGTGTCCCGTCACAGGATCGTAACTGTAACCCATGAGTTGTCTGGTACTGGGATCAGCACCTGATTCACGAGCATACACTTCGTTGCCATTGCGCTCGTAGATGTAGGTGGCGCCGGGTTTAAGAGTTCCCATACTTGTAGCCATATTGAGTGTGCGCCCAGCGTAGGAATCTTTCCAGGCCCGCCTGATCTTCTGGGTAACTTTCCAAGTAAATCTTGGCCAAGCGATTGACGATTTCAAATATCTGGGGTTCAGTGTATGCCATGTTACCAACTTTTGTTGTAGTCTACTATCTCGCAGTTGCGACTGATGTCTTTCACAAAGTACACACAGTCTGGATCAGGATCATCATTCAATGGTACTGCAAGTAACTGCCCATTCTTTAGCTTGGGTGCATACCACGATACTTCATGATACACATCCAAGATTTCAATGTCCGGGAAACTGGGGCGAAAACTTGTGAGTGGATTGAACTGAAACACTCTAAATCCACGGTCGTTGATTGATGTAAGTGGCAGCACTTCCAAGTCACCTACTTCTGGTTCGCCTATGAGTATTTGCCAGTCCATGGGCATCTTGATGGTGTTTTCACCAATGCGTAGCACCAAGGCAGGTGCATTGAAGCTTTCTAAAAAGATTAGTGGGATAAAATGGTAATCGGGTTCTTGCGGGTTTGAGTTGTCTAAGATGGCAAATCGCATGTCATCTACTTCTTCGGGCAAATGATCTAGGTCGTAATGAATATTGTCTAGGGTTAGTATTCTCATATGTTTATTATACAGGTGCTTGATGTTTTTGTCAAATATATTGCATGATCACACCGCAATCTAGTGTTTGATGTACCACTTGCCAGCCTTGTGCTTTTAAGTAAACCACAACAGGTCCGCATTTGCCAATCCAGCAATCGTTGATGCAGTAAGTGTCATCCATGACTATTGTGCTATGCCGATTCAAACAACCACGCAGTGCAAGGATCTGTGCCATGTGTTCTGTTTGACAGGCCTGGTTGCTCATCACTTGTCCACGACTGTTGTATTCTTCCATTTGCCTTTGTATGGCTGGACGTATGTCATTTATGTCCCAGATATAATCAAAGTTGTCTAGATACAAACATGCAATATCTGTGGGCATGCTGCCAAACTCTCGAGCCCATGCACTGCCCGGAGCCACAACAAATTTCACATCAGGCAATTGTGTTTGATATCTGTTTTTTGCTGAGTCAGAAATGTCCACACTGATCAACTTGGTACCATGCAACTTGGCCAGCCTGCTCAATTCAAGTGTGCTGCCTTCGCCGCGTTCTGAACCGATTTCTACAAACACACCCGAAGTTGGTTTGACAAAGTTTTTTATTTCTTTAAATATGGTGCCCATTGCAGTTGTCCTTGATGTATCGATCAATGTTGGCAGCAACAATTTCTTGTGTAGCTCGATCTGTGTGAAATGGAGTATCGTAGTTGGTGTTGGCATCACTGAATTCATAGGCCACTGCACCTATTGCTTCGTCATTGAATTTTATTGGCAAGATTCCGTGCTCTATTGAGCGTTTGTGCCAGTAGTCCAGCAACCATCCATCAATAATCTGTTGCAGTCCTTCATCAAACATGTGTTTGATACGCAATTTCAATGCCAGCACTTGTTCAGAACTTAACATAGCATTTTGTTCTGCCCCTTGCCACACAGTAGACAACACCGGAGAGCTTTGATTTCCTACCAAGTCGCTGTGTGTGGATGGATGGTGTAAATTATGATAACAAAAATTTTTCAAACCGCGGCGGTCATCAAATCCTGTCCTTATCATTTCAAATCTGCCAGACCATGTTTGATTGTACACAATCACATCCACTTGTTGATTCACAGCTTCTTGTATTTGAAACGCAATAGCAATGTTGCTGAACCCGCCGTGTGCTAGGTGCAATACTTCATAGTCATATACATCTTCTAAAATTTGACTAAAGTGAGCACGATTTCCTGTGCCTGTTTTGACCAAATCTTCAGTGCAGGCTGTGCAAAAACTATCACCACACACAGCTATTTTTATTTTATTTGCATCCATTCCAGTTTCTCTTGTGTAAAGGGATAGTTGGCTTCCTTGTAGAACTGTTTGCGCTTGGTCAAATGGCGCTTGGCAAATTTACAAGTTGATGTTATGTCCCAGATTTGTACGTGGTCTTTGTCTTCTGCTTTGC